ACTTTCTTCACCGCCTACTGAATCAGCGAAGAGACCATACCCAGTTTCATTATTCCAACTCTCACCGATTAATTGGCTTATCATTATTCGGGTAGCATATGAGGTATCGTCCCACCTTTTCTCAGCCTTATCTATTGCGTAGGCTAAGTCTTGCATTTTACTATCTCCGCCCCAATGGGAATAAAGAGTTATGAAATTATCCCCTTGCTTAAAGTGGAAGTTAGTTCTTGCACCCATTATTTTTCTCCTGTCTTAAGTTGTAGATTTGTTTTTGCTTTTCGGATAGCGTCGTCTAACGCATATCGCATATCAGTAAACTCCCAGTTATCAAAAATAAGGTTGGCTTCAAACCAAACCTCATCACTAATTACATCATCTCCACTTGATAAGTCTTCCTTGTCGTACCATTGAATACAAATCTCTTCGTCCATTGGTAATTGTTTTAGTGCTTTGATTGCATTTTTTACTTGCATTATTTATCTCCTGTCTTAAGTAGTATTTATCCGTAAACTAACTCGCCGAAGATTGCATACTGCACAATAAAATCTCCGAAACAAGCGTCATAATCTTGCGTGTCTAGTGGGTAATTTCCACAATGAGTTTGACCTGCTTTGATTGCCAGTTCATACCCTCTGCGTAAGTCTTCCACCTCGACGACGTAAGACTTTTCTTCTATGCTGTCGTACACTCTTACGGCTTGAGGGTTTGGCGTAATCTTACCGTCAACTCTTTTCCATAAGTCTATTCCTTGGTAGTTTGGTTTGCGTAATTTCCTGCACCAGTAGTACATTCCTGCACCGTCGCAACCCCAGACCGCTTCCCATAATTCATTAACTGTAAAAGATTTACTTACTGTTAATGTTTCGTTTGCGCTCATACCTTCTCCCGTCCTTTCGTTGCTTAACTATTGCACTATTTACTTTTAGAATCAATAGTTCTTTTAGTGAATTGCGTCTCACGTCTTAAGTCGTATCCGTGCCCGCACTCTGAAATTAAGACCAGACAATCACCACAATAAACTTGGTTTGCGTTTTGGTTTGTGCCCTTCATTAGTCGCCCTCTGTTTCCATTGGTTGCAGTAATCCACCTAGCCCTAACTCTAAGTTAGTTTCGATTAAGATACCTTCGTCGGTGTCTATCACTAGCGCATTAGGTAGTATAAGTTTTATTGCATTAATTAAGTCTTGCATTGTTTGCATTGTATTTCTCCTGTCTTAAGTCGGATTTATTTGTAAAGTAAATCAAGGCAGAATTGAGAAAGGTTTTCAAATTCTACTTTGCACTCTTCGGGTGTTGTGATGTCGTTTAATAGCCAGATAATCCCCAGCCCTAGGGCGGTCAAGATTACCGCCCTTACTCTGCGTCCTCGTCTGGTTAGTTTCATTTGTTTTCTTTCTGTCTTAAGTTGTACATTGAGCCGAAATTATTTTGAATAGTTTCGCCCCACTTTTTAAAGCGTCTGTACTCTCTAACTTTAACGTAGATAGTAGGACTCTCGCCGTCGTCGTAGCCTTCGATAGCCCCTCTTCCGAGGTAGCCTTCCTCTATCCAGCCTAACACCTGACCGCTTGCCGTCGTCCTAAGCCAGCCTCGGCGAGGGTTTCCGTTTATGTCGTTATCTGTTGCTATCTTGATTAACATTCTTTCTCCTATCTTAAAAGGCTAAGGCTTATCCTTAACCTAGTGCCCTAATGTTATCTTGAATAACCGTAGTCTTTAACTATTTAGGGCTGTGAATTGAATCACATTCTTTCTTTCTGTCTTAAGTTGTAATTATTCTTGAACTGATTTTATTCTTAGGCTTTGCTTGAATTGAGTCGCTATCTTTTGAAACTCTGCGAAGTTCTCCACGCTAAGAGTATTCGTAGACTCTAATCCTGAACCGCTAAATAACTGAAATGTAATTTTCATTTCTGTTCTCCTGTCGTTGCTGTCTTAAGTCGGAAAGTATCTCTCTCCAACTCGTGCCCCGCTCTGAATTGAATCAGCACGCCTTAAGCGGGCGGGGCTTTCTTGCTAGTCTTCTTCTTTCTTAATCTTTCCTGAGAACTTAATCTCTCTTATGTAAGCCCTGTTATAGGCTAGATAGTTTTCAATCTGAGAAATTGTATCGAACTCTATTTGCTCGCTTTCAATCTCTCCCCGCTTCCATTGGTTTTCTATTTTAACTGTTGCGGTAATCATTGGTTAACCTCTTTCTTTAGGTCTTGGGCTATGTTCCACGCTTGGCGTTTGCTAGTAGGTAATGCCCCTTCACCCTCAGAGTTTGCGTATTCTTCCAATAGGCGGGCAATAGTTAACGCCTTCACCCCTGCGATTGTGATTTCGTCCTTGATAAAGTGGTGCACTTTCATTTTCTTTCTCCTGTCTTTTGGTTAGGGCTTATCCCTAACTCGTGCCCCCCGTCGGTCTTGAGCCGTCGCCGTCTTACGGGCGGGGGGCTGTCCTTTCTAGTTTTCTTCGGTCTTGAATTCGGTCTCACAATCTTGGCAGATAGGGGCGCACTTTTCTAGTGTCTTAAGACTCAAGCGGATTTTCTCCCCACAGTTGCACTCTGCCACCAATAAATTCTTATTACGTCCCTTAGGGGCAGATTCGGATTCTTGAATGGCGGTTATCTTTAAAGCCTCGGCGATTATGTTTAAAGCCTCTGCCCATTTTTCCTCGCCCTCTGGTGTTAGTGTAGTTAGGGCAAATCCAAACCGCTTAACCTTTTCCACCTTAAGACCTAAGCCCTCCGCTACCTTAGCGAAATGCTTGTTGTGGTATTGCTCGCTTGTGCAATCGTTAACGCCGTTCTTGTAATTTAAAGAATGGCTCACCTCGTGCAATAAAGTTGCAAGGACACCTTCTGCCCCGTTTTTGAAGAAATCGGCATTGAACATTATTTCATTGAAAGATTCTTCACCAGATTTCCAAGGCTTGTAATGTGTGAAATGTGCTTTCTTGCCCTTGGTGTTTCTGGTAATTGTGATAGTGGCGCGGGGCGCGTCGGTTTCCTTTTTGATAATCTCGTGAGCCTTTTCTAATGCGTTTTGGATAGGGCTAAGAGATTCGGTTTTAAGTTGAAAAATGTCCTCAACCTTTACCGCTTTTTTTGTTGTTGCTGTCTTCATTTTTTCTCCTGTCTTAAGTGGGCTTTTCCCACTAGGAAAAAGGTACCAGAAAAAAAGGAAAGTCTCTACATTTCCTACCAATCGGCGTGTGAATTGCCTCACATCATTACCCCTCGAAATATGAGACTTATCTTCTCAATATGTGAGACGGGTCTATCTGAATTCTATTCCTACCCCCCGCGATAAAGGGGAGGGGAGAGAGTTCCCAACCGTTCAAATGATTATGCGTTCATTCCTTGCTAGAAATCTCAATTTAAATATAACTTTACATAATATTAAGTACATCTAAGTAAGTAGATACGTCTTAAGACGGGAAAGGTAAGGCAGAAAAAGGGTAAAGGCAGAATGTTTGAGGGTACATTGTTTAAATTTGCTTACTCCTATGTAAGTATACTCACCCTAAATATTTCTGTTATATCCCCCCATAAGTAGTATAAATCAATACTTTTGTCGCCAGAGGGCGACTATTTAAAAATACTTCATATAAATCTGTTCGGTTTTACGATTTGAACAGGTTATCTTATATGTATAGATATTTATATCTATAAGGAGCGTCGCTCCGCCTCTGCGGGCTACGCGACGTAAATATATATAATATATATAATAATATATATGGGGGTATACTGCCCGTTTACTAGGGGCGTTTAATCTATGTTTTAAGGGGAGACGTATGGGTAGGAAACCTGGGATACAAAACATCCCAAAGGAAGCAGCCCAGAAGCAAGTTCTGGAATTACTGAGCCAAGGCTCAACCATAACTGATGCTATGAAGGCTGTTGGTAGGAATGAAGTAACCTTCCGCCAATGGTCAATGAACCAACCTGAGTTTAAAGATTTAGCCGACAAAGCCCGCCTTGCGGGTAAGGGTGTCAAGGCTGACCTATCTAACCTTAAGGGTATTACCTTCCCCGAATTCTCAGAACAGTTCTTAGAAACTAAACTATTTCCTCACCAGTTAAACTGGATTGACTTAATTGATGGCTTACCACCCCGTTGGCAGCCACCTGCGATAATTTATGAACCAGGCGCACCCAACCGAGTTTTAATAAACGTACCCCCTGAGCACGCGAAGTCAACGGTGATTACGATTAACTACGTAACCTACCGAATTGCAACTGACCCGAATGTTAGAATCATTATTGTTTCTAAAACTCAAGGTATGGCTAGAAAATTTTTAAGTGCGATAAAGACCCGTATGTCCCACCCATCTTGGATTAAGTTACAGATGGCATTTGGTCCAAACGGCGGATACAAGGCTGACTCACCTACTTGGTCAGCAGATATGATTTACCTAGGTGCTGGACGAGACTCTGGCGAAAAAGACCCTACGGTACAGGCTTTAGGATTTGGGTCTCAGATTTACGGTGCACGTGCTGACCTGATTATCCTAGATGATGTTGTGATGAACTCAAATGCCCACGAGTGGGAAAAGCAAATTGAATGGCTTCAAAAAGAAGTTATCACACGTTTGGGACGGCACGGAAAACTACTTATAGTTGGAACCCGTGTCGCCCCTATAGATTTATATAAACAGATACGAGATGGTTCAAACTGGACTGGTGGCAAATCGCCATTTACATATTGTGCAATGCCAGCCGTTTTAGAGTTTGATGAGAAACCAGAAAACTGGAAAACCCTTTGGGCGAAAACCGATAGAGCCGAAGGTGACATAGATGAAGTGGACGAAAATGGACTTTATCCAAAATGGGATGGACCCGCGTTATTTACAAGGCGGTCTGAAGTTGCTCCGAGTGTCTGGGCTATGGTCTACCAACAAGAAGACGTCACCCAAGACGCAATCTTTGCACCAGGCTCTGTCGCAGGATGTGTCAACGGAATGCGAAAGCGTGGACCGCTAAAACCTGGGGCACCTGGTCATCCAAAAAATGTTGAGGCATATACCATCATAGGGCTAGACCCCGCTATGGCTGGTGCTACTGCAGCCGTTGCAGTTACTTATAATAAAGCAGATGGCAAGATTTATGTTTTAGATTGTGCCAATATGACCGAACCTACACCTTTTAAGATTCGAGAACTTATCGAAGAGTGGGTTCAAAAATTTAAACCACAAGAATTACGTATTGAGATTAACGCTCACCAGAAGGCTTACGCCCTAGATGATGAGTTAAGAAACTGGCTTGCAGCACACGGTTGCCAATTAAACTCACACTTTACTGGCAAGAACAAATGGGATACATCTTTCGGTGTAGCATCTATGGCAGCCCTGTTTGGAAACCTGCGAGATGGCAGATTCCAAGATAACAACTTAATTGAACTACCAAGTAATGAAGGCTCTGAAGGTCTTAAGGCGTTAGTCCAACAATTAATCACTTGGAAGCCTGAGACTAGAAATGCCACCGACTGCGTAATGGCTTTATGGTTTGCAGTTATCAAGGTTCGTGAGTTAATGCAGAAGAGTTCAGGCTTGACTTCATATACAAACAATCGCTGGGCAACAAGAAGACAAATGCAAAGTAGATACACGATTAATTTAGACGACGCTATTGCAGAGCAATGGCAAGATACTTATGGTTAGGATATAAATGGCTTTATCAATTGAGCAAATTACTGCACGAGTTCAGTCTTTACGCTATCGTGCTGTAGATAGAGACTCTCGTGCACAGGATGTTCTTGCGGTTCGCAAGGGAGACATTGCTTCTGTCTATCCTGATTTCTTTCCAGAGGGCGTTGACACAAACGTAGTAGCAAACTTTGTTGACATTGTAGCCCGTGACCTTTCTGAGGTTATGGCTCCACTACCAGCAGTTAACTGTTCTGCTGCAAATGCTGTTAAAGACCGTGCCCGTAAGTTTGCAGATACCCGCACACGCATAGCATCAAACTATTTTAATCACTCTGACTTATCAGTACAGATGTACCAAGGTGCTGATTGGTATATTACATATGGTTTCCTCCCGTTCATTATTGAATTGGATGAAGAAGCAAAGATGCCACGCATCCGCCTAGAAAACCCAATTGGTGCTTACCCTGAGTTTGACCGCTATGGACGCTGTGTTGCATTTGCTAAAAGATATATGCTGACCTTGGGCGAACTTGTTTCGTTATTCCCTGAGTATGAGTATCAACTCCTAGGCAAACTACGCTATGAGCAAGACCTTAACGCTCAGATTGAAATGATTCGTTATTACGATAAAGACCAGTCTATTATCTATTTGCCAACCAAAGAAAATTTAGTTTTATCAGAGGCTAAGAATCCTCTAGGTAAGATGATGGTTGTTGTAGCCCGTAAGCCATCTGTTGATGGTGAAATGCGTGGACAATTTGATGACATCCTAGGTATTCAGTTACTTCGTAACCGATTTGCCTTACTTGCAATGGAAGCAGCAGAGAAATCTGTACAGGCTCCTATTGTTGTACCTGCTGATGTTAACGAATTACAACTTGGTGGAGATGCGATTATCCGCACAGCCACACCTGGTGGCGTACGCCGTGTAGAACTTACCCTTCCACAAGGTGCGTTTACTGAGCAAACATTATTAAATCAAGAACTTAGAGTTGGTGCACGTTATCCAGAAGGACGTACTGGAAACATTGATGCATCAATTGTAACTGGTCAAGGTGTACAAGCCCTTATGGGTGCCTTTGATACCCAGGTTAAATCAGCCCAAGCAATCTTTGCAAGTGCATTACGTGATGTAATTCAGATTTGTTTTGAGGTTGATGAGAGACTTTTCCCAGCAGAGAAAACAATTCGTGGTGTAGATGCTGGGTCACCATACGAAATTACTTACAATCCAGTAAAAGACATCAAGGGTGACTACTCAGCAGATGTTCGTTATGGAATGTTGGCTGGTCTTAACCCAGCACAGGGACTTATCTTTATGCTACAAGCACTTGGTGGTGGCTTAATCTCTAAAGATTTGGCTATGCGTGAGTTGCCATTTAGCGTAAACGTAACACAAGAGTTGGAAAAGATTGAAGTTGAGAGTATGCGCCAGGCTTTACTTGGTTCTTTAACCGCATACACACAAGCAATTCCTGCAATGGCTACACAAGGACAAGATGCATCTGCAATTGTTAAACAAATTGCTGAGGTTATTAAGATGCGTCAACGTGGTATGGCACTTGAAGATGCAATTCAAGAAGTATTTACGCCTGAGCCAGCACCTGCAGAACAAGTTCCTCCTGTTGGGGCTGCCCCTTCTATGGTAGAGCAAACGTCCCCTGCTCCCTCTGGCGTCCTAACAGGAGGCGCTCTTCCTCCTGAAGTAACAGAAGGTGGACAACCAGCGCCAGACATTATGAGTATTCTTTCAAGCCTTACATCAGGTGGCGAAGCAAACGCTAGCGTGAGAACAATAGCCAGAAGATAATCTAAGTGGGGGACTATGACAGCGATTGTAGGTATTCAAGGTAAAGGCTGGGCTGTTTTAGGCGCAGATACTATGACCACATATACAGATAGACCGTATATAGCCAAAGGTTGCGACAAGATAGTTAAAGTTGGTGAGTATTTAGTTGCAGTAGCAGGTGATGCTATAGCAGGAGATATTCTTAATAACCTATGGCAACCACCAAAGGTAATTAAAACTCAAGACCCAGATAGATTTATGATGATTAGGGTTTTGCCATCTATTAAACAAGCATTAACTGAGGCGGGTTACGACCCAACACCTAAAACTAAGAATGATGATGATTCAGGT